TAAAAAAATTCCCCTTTATCATAAATGGATAACCTTAACATACTCGTCGAAGCTAAAAGAGAATACCTCGGTCAGCTTTGTATTCTCATGTGCCCGGTTATGATAGAGACGTTCGAAGAAATGTATGACGAAGCATACAAATTATCTAAGGGTAGAAAAGTTCTTGTGATGTACCAAAAACTTCTCAAAGAAGTACCTAACTGGAGTGATGCCATGTCTAAACAACATTCCGATAATATCGCGAATAGGTGTGCGTGGTTTAATGATTTACTTGCGGCAGTTTTCGTAAGTTGTGTAAAAATATTATCAGCCGTTCGATTAAGCAAAGATAACAAAAAAATATCATTGAAACTTCCTACTAATGAAGTGTTTATTCAAATGTGTCATAACAAGGCAGCAGAATCCCTGTATAATGACCCTTACATATACCATGAAGAACAAAACGAACATTCGAGAAATGATAAACTTTTTGAACGTTTTTCACTGTGTATTGAAAATGCCGTAAAAGAACTCATCCCTGTTCAGCAAATTTTACAAACTTATATGTCCCAGACACAAGAAGGTCAAGATTTGGATTTGGGTGATGCTGAAGTCGGTGATTCGGAAGACCCAGAACTTCTTGAAGGTGACCAGGAAGAAGTTGCTAGCGAACCATTTGAAGGTGGCGGTGAAATGCAAAGTGATCCGTCTATGGAAGGGGATCAACAACCGGAAATGGGTATGGAAACGGATGAAATGGGTATGAGTCAAGAACAACAACCCATGGAAATGTCTGAAGGTGAAGAACCAATGGAAACAAATATGAATCAACAACAATCGTCTTCTTTTTACGATAATGAATTCAAAACTATAAACACAAACGAGAGGCAACCCCAGGTACAAAATCCCGATGAAGGTGTTTTATTTCCAGATGCACCCGATGCTCATAGAAAAAAACCTCAATTATATTAAATGGAGTTCGAAGACTATTTAAGAGACCCAGCATGGGCCGGAATAATTGCCGGCTTTATCACAGCAGGATACGTACATTTTAAAGCAAAATTAAATAACGAAGGTAAGCTCGCCATGAGTGCATACACAAAACCAGCTGCACTTGTTGCTATATTAGTTTTTTTTATAGTATCTAATGGTTTGGGTAAGAAAGAGAGTATATCATCTGAACCATTTTAAATATAACTTAAAGATAGTATTAGTATACTTATTACAAAAATGACATCAGTAACAGCTTTCAATGAAATGATGAGTCAATTCATAGACGAATTGCAGCAAACTTTCCCAGAAGAGAAAGGTTTAAAAAAATGTAAATCCGCTTTTGATCTCATGAAGGAGGCTAACCCAAAATTAGTCGTTGATGGTTTCATGTCGAATGTCATGCCGTATGCGGATAAAATTTCGTCAAAAGATGAATCATTTTTTATTAAAGAGTCTAAAAATCTCGATTTCATGAAAGGTGTGAATTTAGAAAACCATTGGGATGGATGTTCGCAAAAAACAAAAGATGCTATCTGGCAATACGTACAAACATTGTATATGCTTGGTACAACTATCAAAACTATACCAGCCGACACACTTAATATGATTGAAAAAGTTGCCAAGCAATGTGCCGATAGTATGGGAGACGATGCAGGTAATATGAATGAAGACCAACTTATGAAAACCATGCAGGGTATGCTCGGTGGAATGTTAGGCAACGGTAAAAAATAAACTCCTATTATATAAATGACATCGTGGTTTGACGATCCTAAACAACTCATTCGTACAGATAAAGTTTTAAATTTTTGGCCATCCAGTACACAATCATCAGAAGAACGTGTAAATTCGGCAGCACGTTTTATAATTTATGCGACATGTATAATATATTTAATAAAAAGAGACGTGCGTATATTTGTTATAGGAGGCACAGCATTAGGCGTACTTTACATAATGGAAAAATCTAATATGGTTAAGGATTCTCTTGGTAGATCCAAACAACCAGAATACAAATACGGTCAGTGTCAGCTGCCAACAAAAGATAACCCCATGGGAAATGTTCTCATGTCAGAATTTGGTGATAGACCAGATAGACCATCGGCTTGTTATTATCCAACGGTAAAAACAAGTGTTAATAATTTAGTCACAGACGGTGTTAAATATGGACCAGCTCGTTCGAGATCATCTGCCCCTGAACATCACAGAAATGCCATGTCTAGGCAATTTGTAACTGTCCCAGACGTTGCGTTAACGGCCGATTCTCACTATGAGTTTATCCATGGTAAAAGAGGTAATACGTGCCGTCAAGATCCAAGAATGTGTAACCCAGACGCGAGAGGTGCACAGCTCGAAGCGTTCCGTGGTTTAGACCCAGACGGAGATTCGAGAGTACATGGAAGTAGAGCACCAGCTACTTTTTCGCCTTAAATATGTTTTTTTAGTTATTAGTAGATACTCGATTTGCTTAAACAAAATCTTTTGTAATAGTAAATGGCGTACCAACTCCAACCAGGATTGAAAATAGTCCAAGATAAAGCTATCCCAAATGCGTGTGCAACTGAAGAGGTTTTTGTGTATCCTCAGCCCAGTACATTAAATTATGGTTCTGCGAGACCAAATACCATGTTGTATGGAACTGCTCCATACATGGCGGGTAAGGGTGCTCCAGCACAACATATAGAAGTGAGTGATATACTTCGTCCACAATCAACTACACGATTTAACAAGGTTTTAGCGAAGACTTACGAAAAGAATTTTCACCCACTTCAACATGTCGAGTGTAAACTTCCACTTAGAACTCAAAGTTATGAACCCGCGAGTACGCGAGCCGATGTACAAAATGGTATGTTTGGTAAAAGGTACATGAATAAAAATGTTAATAAGAAATAAGAATGGCTGACCCATTATCGATTTTTGCTATAGCAGGATTAGTTTATGCCGGTCGTAAACTCAGTAAAAACTCAGAAGAACAATATACTCTTCAAGGTGCTCAAATAGCAGACCAAGTTGATGTTAGACCAGAATCTGATAGAAATTTAATGATAGAAGATGAATTTTTAGGACAAACTTCACCTTTAGTTGAGTCTGAATATACTTCTAAAACAGAAGTTTCGTCGTTCGGTGATGTATCTCAACAAGGTAGATCATCGGGTGGTGAAGTTTTGGAAATGAGAAATAGAATGTTTGATGGAGGAATTATGAATAATCTTTCACCAGTTGAAAGAACAAATGTAGGACCCGCTCTCGGTGTTGGACCAAATGTACCTGCTATGGGTGGACATCATCAACTTTTCCGTATTAACCCAGAAAATGTTGGTGCGTATAAGTTAACAACTTTACCAGGAAGAAGTGGTCCCGCGTTTGATGGTAAAGGTGGTCGACGAGGTATTGCAGGAGAATTGGGTCATAATAGACCAGAGAAAACTGCATATCTCCCAGATCGTCTTCCAAATGCAGGTGGGAGAGCTCAGGGATTTTCGGGTAGAACAGGGAGAGCCGAACACGAAAGAACAAAAAGAACAACAAATAGATCGGAAACCGGTTCTCGAACCGATACACTTTCTACAGCCGCTGCAAAAAGAACAGTTTCGGCACTTACACGAGCTGCTGAACCAACTAGGAACAAAAAAGATGGTAACATGGAAGCTTACCAATACCAAAACAACCCAGCGCCAGGTATTCATAAATTCAGTCACGGTTACTTGAATTCGCCAGGTTCTAAAATCGGTGAAAAGCGTGTATATGGGGATGTATATACAGCGGGTGAACTTAGTAAGTATGGATTTAGACCAGATGATAGGAGAGGTAAGGCGGGTCGTGCAGCTGGTCCAGGTCGTATGAATGTTCGTGCCGATCCACTTAACCAAGGTGGTATGGTTACGAGTGTTCGTTCGGATACAACGCGTATAGATGGTCGCATAAACTCAGCAGACGGTGGTTGGACTCAACATTACAAAAATAACGATTATCATCAATTTAACGCTTATAAGGGTCACGCCAATCCTAATACTACCCAGGACGGTTTGGCAGTCGCTAAAAGACAACTTCAAAATAACCCTCTTTCGCATAGTCTTTGTTAATTAATTTTGAAATCATCAAGTTAAAACTCTCATTAAAATAATACTCCGTTATTTTAATGAAGGTACATACCTTAGATATAGATAGTGGAGAACGCGATCCTGTATCTTATCCTAATCCAAGTGATTATGTTGTTAATTTAAAAACTCCTATTTACAATGTTAGTAAAATATCGTTAATATCAGCGCGTATTCATAATAGCCAGTATCTCATAAACGATAGAAACAACACGTTTACTATTAATAGTTCATCTACTAATTATGATATAACAATACCAAACGGAAATTACGATGGTAAAGATTTAGCTTCTAATGTTATTGTTAATTCAAATGGCATGTTATCTTCGTCCGATTTTGATAAAGATACGAATGCTATAACATTTGAAGGTCCAAACCAGTTTAGTTTTGATTTCTATAACGGTACAAACGGGTATAAATCAAGTGTGAGTGGTAAAACAACACCACACGATGTATTAGGTTTAACCGCAAGTAATGTATTTTCTACATCTACTTCTCCTTATACACTCGAAACTGGTAGTGTTAATTTGCAAGGTGCAGATGCTATTATAGTTAAACTGAGTAGCGGTTCTGATGATTTTAATAAATCGATATTTTCAGATTTACCTTTTTATACCGGTCGAATACTTTTGTGTGGTGACGTTATAAATTATTCGGGTGTGGACGATGCGGTAGAACATAATTTTGATTCGGGTAAACATAAAACGATTTCGAAGTTACGCGTTCAATTTTACTATAGTAGTAATAATCGTTTAATACCATACAACTTTAGAAACGCAAATCATATACTAAAACTTGCTGTTACGTGCTCGACTGATAAATTTGTTAATATACCTAGATTAACTACGGAAGAAACTAATGACGAAACTATGGTTGAGTCTTTGAAAACACCTATGAATATCCTCGAAAAAGAAGAAGAGGATAGTCATAAATGGGATGCATTTATATCTATATTTTTGTTAGTTTCCATGGCGATATTTTTATTACTTATAATTAAAAAACCCCAAAAAGTTACTTCGTAATAGCGAAGACTGGTTGTTGTGGTCTTTGGACCTTGGAAGACACTCTGGAGATCGCCAAGTAGACGAAGATAGACAAGAGAGTTGTAAACAAGGCAGTGAGCGTGTAGTTCATACCGCCGTTCTTGTTAACCTTGACAACTTGGTTGACAACCCATCTCACCAAATCAACCCACGAAAGGGCAGCGGCGAATGAGAAGCCCGCAACAATGGCGTTGAGGGATTGACCTTCGAGTTCACGAGCGACGAGCATAGCAGTTTCTTGAGCAGA